ATTCGAGTTTATCGTAATAAGTCATAGAGTACAGTAACGATATATCTATGGCTTTCTGTAAATTAAAGTGGTAGAGAAGGTTTTTCTTGTCTAATGTATATAGTTTGTCGGTTGACGAGAGAACCTCGTATACACGTTCTTTTGTAACGTTAATACCTTCATCGTGATTTATAGGAATAATATATCCGGTATCTCCTTTTATAGGACGGATATAAACCGCAACCGTTGAAGTCAACTTAGGATGGTACATACTATTAGACGATATAACGTCTACGTATAGTCCTAACTTTCCTAATGATTGTAATTGAGAGAGTTTACTCTCTTGTTCAACTATATAAAACACTTATTAATAACCTTTGTAATAAAATAAGATAAATTTCTTATTCTACAAACTCTGAGTAATCTTTGAAGAAGTTTACAATACCGGGAACAGTACTTTCTAGTTTAGTAACTGTTTCTTTATTTTTATTTGCCGCTCCTACATATCTATACGGTCCTTTGACTACATCTTGGGCCGGTCCTTTAATAATCCAATCTAAAGTAAGTCTTTTTATACCCGGGGTATTACTAAAACTATCATATCTTTCTTTATTAACTTCAATAATACTTTGTGAACTTAACTTTTGGATTAAGTACCTTTTAAAAACTCCTTTAAGTCTTTCAGAAGTAGATGGGGAAACTACCTGTTGAACAAAAACATTATTTTGGAATGGGGTGTCTGTCTGTAGCTTAAAAATCTCTTTAGAATTTTCGGTCAAAGTTTTACCTGTATAGTATCTATCTAAATAAGTTACTACATACCATCCTACATACTCTTTACCGTTAAGTTCAAACTCTTTACCCGGTGTATGAATAGGATCACTATATTTTGATTTAGGAAGATCTATCATATGAAAATCATTTGAGATTTTAAATCAGTTGTCCATCTATTTTCACTTACCGTATGATCGACTCCGGTTACAATAAATCCAACTCTACCTTTATACCTTTCTGGTAAAAAGAAATCGTTAATAGTAAAGGCCTGTCCAACTTTTATTCCTGATATTCCTCTTATGGTAAAAGATAGTTCAAATGGAATTAAACCGGGTGGGTTAGTTCTAGAACCTGTGTTGGTTTTGGTTCGTACGAGTTCTCCCATTACCTGCTTATGTACGGCTTTAAGGCCGGACGGATCAGGTATTATATAAATCCCATCTACGATTTCACCGTTTACCCGTTTTACGTAATCTTCCAATCTTTTCCTTAAAACCTTACTTGCTTCTTCTTGAGGGTCTATTTCCTCTTTGACTGTTCCATTTCGCCCTGTAGTTAAATTACGAATATGGCGATCTTTTAACCCGCTATTCCATTTCTGTATATTGTATAAATCTTCTGCTGATGAAGGAGCGTAACTAGTCTGGGCAGAAATTGCTATCATAGAAGTAAGATTATTGCTTATCTTCGAAGTAATATTTAAGTTTGAAACTTCACTAGCCAGTCCAACTAAATCAAGTTTAGTTCTTATATCTTGTTTTGAAGGAATAACTTTTCTATCTACAATATGTAAGTAGGATTTTCCGTTAATCGTATCTGTGGCAATATCAAAGTAGTTTATATTACCTAGGTTATCCTGGATAGGGTACAAAATTTTAGAAACCACTAAATCGTACACAGTAGCATCAATATCAGATTGATTCTCTATAGACTCTACCTGGTTTATTAAGAAGTTAACAGATACATATATATCTAGTATATCATTAGAAGCTGAGGTCTGCTGAGGTGTACCGGCCTTGTAGATTAACTGGGAGTTATTTGATTTTGGAAGAAAACATATTCCTAAATCAAGTCCAAAATGATCATCAAAAGTGGTAAAAGAATTTAAATATCTAGAATCTCCTACATTAAAAGCAACTAGAGGTGTACTTTGATTATATAAAAGTGATATCTCATTAACTAAAATCAAGAATGTTCTAAGCGATAGATATTTATTTTTACCGTTGTCAGAAGAGTAATTAAATGTCTGACCTAGTACCTTAAAGTCAATTGGCTTACCTACATTCTCATGAACCTGTATTAATTTTTCGGTTAACTTTTTATTTTTCTCTAGAAGACGACTTATTATAGCTTCTGTATCGGTTATTCCAGGTTGATTTATATTAGCAGATGAAATTAATTTTAGAAACGCTAATAGTTCGGAACCATATTCAGTAGATTCATATTTTACATCCGATGCTTCTTTATCTTGATTTAACTGTACGAGAGGAGCCATTGAGGCTTTAACTGATTCAACTATTTCTCCTTTAGATACTACATCCACTTGACACTCATAAGTATATCCGTTGTAGTTCCAGACGAAGTTTTTTATTATTCCAAATAATGCGTCGTAGTTATACGAATTGCTAGTCTTTTTAAGCGATTCTATTTTAGACTCTATAACTGTATCACTACTATCTTTTAGGTAGTCATCTATAGGGTATATATCCACTGTAGGCTGTAGTTTCCGGCTTGTATTTGACAAGTGGTAAGAATGTCCCCATTCTAAAAGGATACTAAATCCAGGTCTAAGATATAGTTGTTCTAACTTACTAAAATCTTCCGGAGAATTTACTGTAAAAGTAAAAGAAGCGGTTCTAAGTGTGCCAAAAGTACCTTTAAACTTAACTTGAAAAGAAGTTATACCCGCAGTTGGAATATATCCGTATTCTAAAGATTTAGTATAAGAAGTACTACTTTGAGTGGGATTAAATCCAGAAAAAGAATCTGGTATTCCTCCCTGTAGTATGTATTTTCTAGCAATTTCTGAACTATATCCTGTGCCTTCTCTTGTATCCACTGACGATATTGCTCTAACCCAGCCCGTAGTAGAGTTAAGGTACTTAATATCGTCAGTAGTACGAGTGTTAACCTTATTAATAACCTCTTTTCTAAGGTTTAACTGGGTTTCAACACCGGTATCAAACTTACCTCCGATTACACTCTGTGCATTATAACTTAATGACATTATCTAGAACTATTAACGCTATTAAATAATTCGATAGCTTGTTGTTTACTAGCCGGTATTCTTATTTGAACTCCAGGTTCTAAAACTAAAGAAGTTTTATTAAAGTTATTAGAAGAGGCGATGATCCACCAAAGTTTAGGATCGCCGTAGAATCTAAGAGCTAAAGTATCGTATCTATCTCCTATCGAACTTATAATATAAAGATCTTCAGCTGTTGGGGGGATAGAAGGGTATATAGGATTTCTTCTGAAAATTTTTCCTGTTTCTGATGTAGCAGTATCTATGTTAGTATATCTATTCATTTGTTACTGGGAATCCTAATAAGGCTAAGTTTAATAGATTATCCTGTGTTATAACTTTCGGTACAAAGGTATGGATTGGTGTAAAGCTTAAGGTACAATCTAGGATATGAGGAAGAACTGTATCATTTACTTCCCATTGATATCCATTTCTCCAACTATAGCTTATACTTGTTATAATACCCGGTGTACTATTAAGATAGTTACCTACAGTTAATCTTACAACTGTACCCCTCATTAAATTGTTTCCTGAATAAGAAGGTGCTGTTGTAGAAGCTAGGTAGTTAAGTTTTTCGTAGATAGGAGTAAGTTCAGCTTTTGTTCCTGCTGCTGATTTAAATGATACATTTACGCCTCTTTTAAATCCTCTATAATTATAAAATGATTCTCCTCTACCTATATAATTAACTTCCGACCAATCTCCATTGTAAGAATCGTCAAAGCTATCTATGTATGATCTGAATTGTAAAAATGTAGAAGTTTCGGAATCTATAGGAAGTATCTCAAACAGAAATTTAACATAGTCATCATCCTGTTGGGTACTGTCTGTAAATGCAGATTTAACATTTATTTGATCTTTAGCTACTTCTGATGTTTCTGTTCTATGGAAGTTGCCGTCTTTATCGTATTTTATTTTAGGAACTCCTGGCTGACCGATATTAATAGTAGTACGAGTTGAATCAGTAGAAGGTATATCTGTTGTCCCTCTATAAATCTCATATGAACCGTCCCACTCTGTAGGTGTTTCTACATAGTCATTTCCTGTTAGTCCATTCCATACATTTTGTCTACCACGTGTATAAAAATAATCTTTAATATTCTTATCAGGAAGTTCTGTAGGTTTTTTCTGTAATGGGCTTTTGTTCTCTCCGCCGTTAAAAATAGCAAAAGGCTTATCTAAATACTTTCTACTACCTAATGCTCCTTTGATAAAATGTGTACCGGTTCCGGCTACTGGTATAGAAGCTAGGGTTGATACTAAAGTTAGTAAAGTATCTTTAGCAGTAAAAGGTAAATTTTCTCTTAAGCGTGTTACTCTTTCCTGAAGTGTTGAATTGAGGTAGGATTGATCTACAGTATTATTTAAAGCAGTGTTATTAGCTAAAAAATTTAATCCTTCTCTACGGGCAAATAATTGCCCAATTCTACCTACATCGTCAAGTCTTGCAGCTAATTCTGTTCCTCTAATAGGAGATGCTTCTCTATTTTCAGTAGGAACTCTTTTTTGTATTAGTGGTGGACTGCCAGGATGGTTACCGCCCATATTACCTTTATACTTAAGCTTGTTAAGTTGGGTTTTTCCTTCTTGGTATCCTTTTATAATTGACATATTATCGTCTATCGAATTTAGATGTAGCTAGAGATAAACCTTCATTTACTCTTCTACCATCAAGATTAATTACTCTTTCTCTCTCTATTGCCTGCCTTGTCTTTTGTGATTCTTCTAATACTTTTTCTTGAGCTTTAGCCATTCTTTCAATAGCAGCGGTTGAGGCTCCTCCAAACATGTTTAAGGCAGAGGTTCCCATAGACATTGCGTAGGGTAAAGTTTCTTTTGTAACAACTCGAGATTCTCCAGTTATTTTGGCTGCGTCCAGACCTAATAGAGCGGCATCTGTAGCTATGGATACTCCAGTTCCTACACCGGGGAATAATGAAGCTACTCCAGAACCTAACTCTAAAAGTCCTCCTAGAACATCGCCATCTGTAAATCTTTTTATTGCCATTCCAGCACCTACTAAAAGTCCTATTACCGGTATCTTTTTAAGTAGAGCGGTAGTTCCTGTCTTACCTCCTATTTTAAGTGCAGAGATTAGTTTAGGAAAAAACTTTGTCGATGCTGCTACTGCTTCATCAATATTTTTAGTCATTGCTTGTCCAAATATAGAACCAAGAGAAATCAACTTACTTCCTATTTTACCTAAAAACCCAAAAAGTCCAAATGATACAGTACTCATAGATTGAAGGGTATTATTTAAAAAGTCAAATGGTTTGGCAATACTTTGAGCTGCACTAGCTATTTCTTGTAGCAGTTCAGCTTGAGACTCCATTAGAGATTGATTCTGTCTCTGTCTACCAAGTTCCTCGTCACCTAAGTCTTCATATAATTGCTGACGGGCTAGTCTTGCTTCTTCAAACTTACCGGCACGTTCTAACTGTCTAATGTTAGCCTCTCTTGTAGCTACCTCTTTTTTCAGTTCGTCAGCTGTACTAACTTGGAACTTTTCTAATGCTGCTTGCTGTTGGAGAGTCTTAGCAAGTTCCTCTCTAGACATTCCCATACTTTGGGCTAGAGCATTTTGCTGTACTACATTTAGTTTAGAAAATTCTTCTGCCGTACCGAAGTTAGCTGCTAATTCTTGTGCAAGAACTGCAGTATTTCCGGTTAGAGCTGCCATACGAGCTCTCTCTAGATTTAGCTGCCTACCTGTAAGAAGTTCTGCTTCTAATTCTCCAGCTATAGAAGATTCAAAGTTTAGTAATCCTTCTGCAGATTTTTCTAAACTAGCTAGGGTTAGGCCAAATCTTCTTGCTTCATATGCTGCTTTGGCTAAGCCTCCTGGGAATTTAGAGGTAGTTAGCTGAGTGGCTGCACTTGCATTAGAAATATCTGAAAGTATATCTTGGTATCTAATACCAGAATCAGTGGCAGCATTTTGTGCAAGGACTGTACCTACTATACTGGAAGATAGTCTATCTACTTCCTGTCCTGTAGCTGCAGAGAATCTAGCCAGATTAGAAGCTTCTTCTGCCGAAAGTCCTAGTTGTTTGGTTAGGGTTGTAAAAGCTACTACACTCTCATTTGACATTCTAGCTGTAACCCCTAAGTTATTTGATAACTGTAAAGTAGCAGCAACGAAATCGTTACCGGTTGCCCCTACTACCTGTCTTCCTAGTCTTTGAAAATCTAAGTTCAGCTGGTTAGCTGAGTCTCTAGAAATGTTTAACTGTCTAGAAAATTCAGTAATATTATCCTGTCCTTGAGTAAATCCTTTAAATAGAGCAGAGAAAAAACCTCCTGCGGCTATTTTACCGGCTGCACCGGTTAATTGTCTTGCACCTGCGGCAAAACTGTCTTCACCTTTTGCAGCTGCTTCTCTAGCAGCAATAGCTGCTCTTTCAAACTCTCCAAATAAACCAGAGAGTCCAGGTATTTGCTTACCAAATTCAGCTAAGTTATCAAAAAAGGTAACTTTATTATCTATTTCTAATAACTCATCTTTAAGTTTTTCTGCATGTCCAACGCCGATATCGAACTCCTTATTAGCATTCTGTAAGTTCTCTATTCGATCACGAGCTAGTTCTTGTTCTTCTTTAGTACCGTTTAATAACTTATCCTGATAGAAAGCGATTTCACTTTGAATTTCAGCTTGTACGCTTAATGCTTTAGTGTACTGTATTTCAAATCTATTGAGAGCCTTCTTGTCTTTAAGTTGTTCAGATGTATATCCTGCTAGTAATTTACCTAAAGCTGCTGATTTACTATCCTCGACTACAGATTTTTGTTTTGCTTCACCAGTTACACGTGCCATTTCTGCACTGTTTTCTTTTAGTACAGAGGCAATAGAACGGACAGTCTGTATAAATTCCTGTCCGGCTTTATTTAAATCGCTTAATTCGTCTGGTCTTTTAGCCATTTGAGTAGTATACTATATAATATAAATAGGAAAGGCCTCTATTATTTAGAAGCCTTAGCACTATAGGATGGTTTAATATCGGGTCTAGAAATTTTAGGAGTTAATTTTTGTCGATCAGGGTTTAAAGCTTTTTCTTCTTGCTCTTTAACTTTATCGTACCAATCTCTTATCTTATGGAAAGTAAAATTTCTTAGCCAGATAGGCATGTTATATACTGTATTCCAATCATATCCTCCTTTACCGTGGAATACAATTTCATGTATTTGATTAAATATTGATGTTCTATACTCCTGCGTCAGGCCAAAAAAAGTCTAACCCTATTGGTAGGGTAGTGCCCTCCTCAACACCGTCTATATTAAGGCTTAAGTCTATATCAGGCTGTACTCTAGCATACTCTGCTCGGAGTGCTCTTGCATCTCGGGCAAGAAGATACTCATCGACAAATAGCCTAATATCTTTTAACTCTGTGCTTCCATTAACAGAGGTGATCATTTTTTTAAGTCTGGTGGTTACTTCAGGGGCTGCTTCTTTATTAATCTTTTTGAGCCCTTCAATTTCAGCTTCTATATCTTTTTCATCTCCGTGGGTGAGTAATTTAAATGTGATTTCATTTTGAGTACTAGGCAAAGTAAATTTAAAAGAATTTACTCCTCTAGTATACAAACTTTCATCGATTACCTTTGGATTAAATTGAGTAAGATCTATAGTATGTTTTTCACCTAGAATATTAACTATGTAGTCTTTTCCATACGAAAGTATTCTAGCTGCAATCATTATAGCATTTTTGTCCCCTACTAGAATATCGTTAAATTTAATTTCTTTATTAACGAGTAATGATTCCAATAACCTGTCTATTACTGTACCGTTTGCAATATAGTTTCTATTGGACAATATGTCCTCTTCTTTAGCTGTCATATACTTCATTTCAATAGTACCAGATGCTAAAGGTGAGTTCTCCGGGTATAGTAATCCTTTGGAAGGTAGTTCTACCGTCTCGGTAGGTAATTTAAATTCGGCCATAAATTTTATTTGTTAAAACCAGTTCTGTAATAAATATACGAACAATTACTTTTTAAAACAACAAAACCCGGTAAAAACCGGGTCTTGAAATGGGTGAAATAAATGTCTAGAAATTTAATACAGCGTAATCCATAGCAACTGTAACTGTAAGTTCTACTGTCTCTGAGCTAGTCCAGTCAAATGAACCTTGGGCGAAGTTAGTAATAAATGCTCCTTTGATAATCCATTCTGATACGATATCTCCTACAGGACCTAATACGTTAAGGGTAAGATCTTTTTTATACTGATCTGAGTATCCGGCTCTACCTGTTACTGATTCGTAAGATAGACGAGCCCATTCCATTACTGCTTGTGCTCCTGATGGTGTGATTGGATCATATAGAGTCATATCCATATCTCCCCATTCTCTTTTTCCACGAATTTTTCTGTAAGAGTTGATGTGATCTAATTTAATAGACTCATCTGTGAAGTTTGGAGCAGTTACGTTTCTTACCATAAATGATGGAATACCATCAACGTACATTACAAATCTGTTTTGTACTTTAGGCTCGAAAGCTCTAAACATTATTTCGTTCGGGTCTAATGTTGCCATGCTATATTAGTTGCTTTGTTATAAATATTCTATTTTAAAATTATGCGTCGAAAGTAGCTCCTGTTGGCTCTACTACGAAGTCTAGTATGATAAATTCTGCAGTTTTAGCTGGCTGGATAAAGATCTGACCTACTAACTGATTTCTATCTACTACGTCTGGTGTATTATTAGTATCATCCATTACCACTCGGTAAGCAAATAAACCTTGCTGCTGTACTACTGAATCTAAGTACGGGTTAACTGCTGCTAGGAATCTGTTACGAGTTGCAATTGTATTCTGTTCAAATACTAAGTTTCTAGCTTGATCACCTAAGAATTTCTTAAGTTCGATAAGTAGACGTCTAACGTTTACTCTATCTAAAGCAGAAGCCTTAGTTTGTAGAGTTTTCTGTCCAAATACTGAAATACCGGTTCCAGGGAAAGTAGCAATTGGATTAACCTTACTTGTATAAAGTGCGTCTCTATCTGATCTAGAAAGTTTCTTTTTAGCTTGAATTACTCCAGTTAATCCACCTCTTACAAGTCCTGCTGGTGCAAACCATGGTGCTGAAGCTCCATCTGTAAATGCATATACTCCTGGGATAACAACTGAAGCTGGTACCCATACTAATTTACCTGTAGCAGATTGCATCTGTAAATAAGGCCAGTATGAAGCTGCATATGAACTATTTAATGTAGCTGCTTGTCCTGTTACTGCACTTACTAGTGTTGCATCATAGTCTACTAGGTCTACTACTGCGATACAGTCTCCTCTAGTTTCTGCAAGAGAGATAATGTTATCTACTTGAGTACCTGTGTGCTGGTTAGTTAGACCAGGTGCAGAGATAATATTAAATTGGAATTCGTCTTTATTACCTAATAGGGTAATTACGTTATTATAATCGTCTCCTTCTAAACCTTGTACGTCAGTATCAATATCACCGAAGTATTTAGCTCCTGCTGGTGCAATTGTTCCTGCTGAGCCGTGGAATGAACCTGATTGTTCAGTTGGTAAATATTGATCATATCCTACTCCATCAGAACCTGACTGAATAGTAACTCCGTCATTACCTAAATAATTTAATGTAGGATTATTAACAGCTGATACGTAAATGTAGTTAGATTTGTTTGTATAATCTCCTGTGGTGATTACTTGTCCGCTAGATAACTCTGATCTTTGATCTCCAATAACTGATGCGATATAGTTAGGTGAGTTAGGATCTAAAGAAAGGTTATTAAACGTTTCAAGAATTACTTTATTTTTAGTACTATCATTTCCAGCTCTTACTGCAAGAGTAAATGTACCTGAACCAGAATCTACGTTAGAAATTTCCCAACGAATATTATCAGCCGATCCTGATTTTAAAGAACCGTCTATATTTTCCTCTAATCCTCCAGAGTTATAAGTTGAACCAGAGTTGTTAGAGTATAAAGCTCCTTTACCAATTGTACTAATAGTAAATGCATTTTCGATACTTCCTGTCGTAGAAGCGATAGTAGTACTAGCAGCTCTTGTCCATCCAGCAGAACCAGATACAACACGAGAAACTAATACGCTTTCCCCTCCTTGATCAAAGTAACTTTTTACAGCAATAGAAGTCAAAAACTCTTGTGTGGTAGACCCGCTTTCAAACGTTACACCAAACTTTCTGCTAAAGTCATTATATGAAGTAACTAATGTTGGGATTTCTACAGGTCCTTTTACTGTAGGCCCGATAATTGCTGCCCCTACGGCTGCTGGTGCCGGTTGAATAAATGAAATATCATTTTCTCGTGCAAATACACCTGGGGAGATAATAGTTTCTGCCATGTTAGGTAGTGTTTATTTTATTTCTATTATAAATATAGTTCGAAAAT